CACATCCCGTGACCTCACTGTGATGGCAACGTTATGTCTCGAACCAGAACTTCGGCTATCTCACGCCCTGCTGGCGGTAAACGCTATGCAGAGTTTAATGGTACCGTCATTGCGGATTCTGTACAGCCCGCGGCTTCGCCGTGGGTACAGCATACGTGTGTCGATACTTCCGGTTATGGCCCAGACCACAATCTCAATATTACTCATATTGATCTTAGTGGTGTGCAACCCTTAACTGGAGAGATAATCGGAGTAAACCGAGTTGACCGTTGGGAAAATAACTACCCCACCGGTTCATCTTCGGTTCCTGGTTTCGGACTTACGCCCCCTGGGTTCGCTTCGGTAGCAGAGGTAGCCACAGCGACTATTAGTAGGAGCAATCCTACTAGGCCGTACGTGTCTGTCCCGAACTTCCTATTCGAACTCAAGGACCTCCCCGGAATGATTCGGGATATTGGTCGGCTCAAGCTATACGGCAAAGGTGAAAGTGGTGGCCCTATTGGCCACGCACCATCCGCTAAGGATGCTGCAAATCACTATCTCTCTGGCGTTATGGGTTGGGCTCCCCTTATCTCGGATCTCCGTAAGTTAACAAACTTTCAGGAAAAGGTAAACAATCGAGTTACCGACCTGGATAATTTGTTTAACGGAAATGGAGGATTGCATCGATCTGTCGGAAAGGCTAACCCTAAAACGGGTAAGCCAGGTAGCTGGGTCTTTCAGACCAACAAAGTGTCATCGGTTTTTATCGATACACTTGGTCCGTCTCTCACCGTAAAGGCTGAAGAGTCTATACTGTGGGAGAGGTGGGGGACAGTCCGTTGGATGTCCACCGCCTTACCTAGTTACCATCTTTCCCGCAAGCAAATGGATCAAAAAGCCAGGAACTTAGTCTTAGGGCTTAACGTAAACCCTAAAGCTATATGGGACGCTGTCCCTTGGTCCTGGATGATTGACTGGTATGCTAATATGGGAGAGTACCTTGGTACTTACCATAATGCATTACCCTGCGCTCCTAGTGTCGTCTGTGTGATGACACATAAGAAAGCAGAGATTGCTTGGACCCGCACGGACCCGTATGTTTTACAGGTTCATGGTGGGTATGGATCGAGGATTACTGAAACGAAGGATCGCTCCGTCGTCTCAGGTCCATCACTCACGGCGACGATCCCGTTTCTCTCGGGTCGTCATTTCTCGATCCTTGGTGCGCTAGCTCTTCAACGCTTCTCGCGCTGAGGTTCTTAACGCACTAAGGAGTAGATACAATGCTAGGTTCAACCCTGACGGTGACTCTTGACGGTTCCGGTGGAACTGCCAAGATCCTGCCGCTGATTAACCAAGACGGTTACTCGTCGGAATATTTCCTTGACGAGGCGACCGTTCAGTGGCGCGCGAAAGTGCGTCACTCTAAGGATTCGGTCAAGG